CACGATCGTCTTAAGCAGCATATCCCAGCCGCCGAGCCAGCCGGCAATAATCCCGCCGACGATTCCTACAAAAATGCTTGTGTGATTAAAAAGTTTTTCCATATCCTTATCCTCTCTTTCCTTATAATAAGTATAAAACCTGTCTTATCAGTGTTTGTGCCAACTGAATAGCGCCGGACGTTCGATCACAAAGATCAATTGTTCGGCGCTATGACTATGGTTCTGTTACTGTTTTGCTTCTGCAATTTCCTGCAGCCGGCTCTCGATTTGTGTTAAAGCCGCATCTAACTTCTCCCAGTTCTCATTCTGCGCTGCAACATCATAAAATTCATGTTCCTCCGGCACGTTAAAGCCATAATTCTCCGTCTGTTTCATGATTCTCCTCCTACATCATAGTTGTATCTTCCTCGGCACTTTTCTTCGCCGGTTCCTCATATGTCTCCCCAGTGATCTCCTCATATTCCCCGGCTGTGATCCACTTTCCTACCGCATTGTACACACGGGTTTTGCTCCAAAGTTTCTTGTCATAATATCCTTTTACCTTTTCATAATGTTTACTCATCCAATGTCACCTCCATCTGCATAGCCAGATAATCCATATCGGCAGCAAGCTTCTGAATATCGGTTGTATTTCCATCAACCGTCTTATTTGTCGCGGTAACTGTTTCCGCCATCTCCGATGCGGTTGCCGATGCTTCCGCAAGTTTTGATGCCAGATCCGTGACGCGCTGCGAATAGTCATCACTTTCTCTTCCGAGAACTACCGTCGCATGATTATCCTCAAGCACCACACGTTCAAGCACCACATACTCAGTGATAATGCTGGTCCGCTCATCATGATCATAAATCTCCAGCCGTGCCAGATCATTTTTGACCGAAAAAATATCCTGCAAAGATTCGCAGGACTGGTTTTCAAATACAATATTCAATTTCCCGTTCTCATGGTTTGCACTTACAATTTCGTAAGTGTCTTTTGAGGTTTTCAACTTCATATACTTTTTCCCTTTCTTCTTGATTTATACGCCAATGCTAAAAAAATACACCTGCACTCGAGTTGCCAGCGTACTTGCGCCCCTATTCTTCACAGCCATATTATATCCTTCCATGTTGGCCGTGAAATTCAACGAGTTACCCGAGCAGTTTATAAAATAAATATATCCCCCATTCTGATACGTACTTGGAATTGCCTGGTAAAATTCCCCGCCCGCTGCCAACGTAATCTCCTGTTCATATAAGCCCACATATCGAGCCGCCTTTGCCATTCTTGCATCCGTCTCCGCTTCAGTATAGTACCTGTTATCGTGATAATGTGTAAGGTCTGCTTTCAACGCAAGCAGACCATCAACAAATGCTTTTGTATAATACACCTTGTCATGGTTGTGCTCGCTATCAGCTTTTCTGGCAAGCATCGTATTCATATCTGTTATTGTATAATATCTGCTATCATGATCGCCAGAGCTTTTATGACTTGTCAACATTTCGCTCAACGCCGCAATCAGTTCCGCCAGCGATCCCTTAACATTCGGATTCGCCTGTCTGGCATCCAGTGCATATCCCGCTTCTGTGACTGTGTTTGTGTTCTGCACTGCAGTTTTGAGCAGCCGCTTGTCAATCTCGCTCTCCGCCGTCTGGAAGTTCTCATTGACCACCGCCAGATCCGCAGTGTCTTTTCTCTCAAACAGCTTGAATTTGAATAAATCCGTAAGTTTCATCTCATACCTTCTTTCTGATTCCTATATCCGCAACCTCTTCCACTGTGAAGCGTGCCAGATCATCCACTGTATACGCCGCTATATTCTCTACCGCAGCACTTAAATTCCGGGGGATGCTCAAATTCCGCAATTCCCAATGTGTAAACTGCGCCAGAATAATATGTGGATATGGTTTGAGCGCCTGGTACTGATTGTACAGTAAAGAAAGATTCAACTGTAAGTTGCATGGAACTATCTCTTCCAGCATTTCCGCGACCACATCATACTGATTCTTCTGCGCAAGTCCTACCTTAACCGTTACGGTCTGGCCGGCAATGTCCAGATCCAGCGTATATTCAGCTCCGCATAGTTCCCTTAACTTTTGATCAAGGAAAGCATAATTGTACGGCAGACACACATTCCACTTTGTTATGCATCTGAAAATCCGGTCTTCCAACGTATCATCTGCCTTGGGCTGGATTCCCATGAGTTGCTCATATCGAACAATGCTCTCCTCATCGCAGGTCACGATATAGCGGTTGGCAATGATCCTGTTATGTTCCGCCTCAATTATCTGGAACTCCGGTGTTTCCGCATCCATAGGTGCGGCAAGTTCCTTATACGCCTGCAAATACAAAGGGAGCAGTTCCTTAAGATTGATATAACGATCAGCCATAAGTAACCACCCCCAGCACCGGGATCTCATATTCTGTTAATACGACGTTTCCCCCGCCGTTAAGCGTTGTACCGGTCACATCCACCACACCCTTCACGCCCATGATCGCTGCATCAATAGACGCAATCCGCACAACCAGTTTCGACTGATTTTCCCAGTTCTTTCTAAGTCCGGCAAAATACTCCTCTATGGCTGTCTCGATCTGGGTCTTGCAGGTATTAAGGTCATACCCGTTATCATAGGTTATCGTCGCCGCAATATTAACAGTGACTTCGGATGCGGTGTCAACTGTCACCGCGTGCCCGATCGGTGCAAGGCCATCGCCATGCCCGTCTTTATTCGGGTCAAATTCTTTCTGCACCGTCTGAATCAATACATCCGTTGCCTTTCCGAAAACACTGTCTAAAATCACAAGCTTGACCGTTCCCGGACCATTCCATGCCCGGATCACTTTAACAGCGCCAACTCCTGCTATTCCCAGTGTTTTGTCATGATAGTCCTTTGCATTCCCGGCAAAAGCCCGTTCATTGAAAGATTCCTGATACCGCAATCTAAGAGTTTCGGTATCCTCGTCGTCCTCTCCGTAGATTAACACTCGCGTAAGTTTTGCCGTTGTAAGACCCATCACATACTCCACCGGGATAACATCCCCCAGGTATTCGTTCCCGGCAGCCCCCGGCTGCTCACAGGTTACCTGTCCGCTTGCAGTTACCTTATAAAAGTGATCCCCGCCGGTAAACCGTGTTCCGACCGGTACCTCCACATCCGTCTCTAATTCCAGTACCGCATAAGTAGCTGTCTTGGGTGTGATACCCCTATCCGCACATAACCGGATCAGGTACTCCCGCGATGCTGTATCGCCGAATGTCTCCGCCAGCATGCAATCAAATCCAACATACAATGATGCCAATTCGACCGCCGCCGGTGCAAGCGCCATATATACAGGACTGCTTTCTCTCTTATCCAGCGTATCCGGAATGCGCTCAAGCATCCTCTGCATAATTGCATCAAACGTCTGCTCCTCGTACACTTATACATCCACCTCCTTCTGTGCCGGAACGCTTCCAAATTTCGTATGTGCAACGAACGTAACCAGCAATTTTCTTCCTTTTTTCTCAAACTCAAAACTGTCGCATGAATCAATCCTGTCATCCTGCACCAGAGCCTCCGTGATGCGCCGCTCTACCTCCGGCATAACATAATCGATTGGTTTTCCGAACAGATCCTTAAGTTCCACACCATAGTCCCACGAAAAAATAAAATACTGATACCGCTCGGTATTCAGAATGTTATAGATCGCCTGCTTAATCGCTTCGACATCATCGCACTGCCCTATGATCCGTTCACTTTCCACGATCATTCTCGGACAGAGAGACGGCTGTTCTACCACTTCGACGTTTTTCAACTGGTTTGATACCGGTATCATGCTTACACCACCTTCCCGATTACAAGATATTTCTGCCCGCCCTGCTGCCGGACCACCTGTACGCTGTCACCAATACTCAGACCGCTATGTACCGTCACCGTTAATTCGCCGCCATATTCATGGTTATGCTCCGGCGTACCGCCGTCCTCGGTATGCGTCGGCTTTACTGTCACCTTGATTTCACGCTCTTTCAAATGTTCCGGCAGAATCAGCATGCTTCCGCTGATCTCAAATCTCTGTTCGATTTTGATTTTTAAAGGGCTGGCAGATGTTACCGTCCCGGACATCACCGTAGCCGGATACCCGGCATCATTCGCATTCGTCGATACCTGCTGCACCGCCCGGACAAAATCATTTGCGTCATGCACTAAAATCACCTCCCGATACTGTCAAATCCATTGTGTGTTTGCTCTCGCCGTACTTGTGAACGCATTTTTCCACCAACATGAGATTCTGAAGCTTCACGTCACCGAGATCAAGCTGCACCACGACGAGCGATCCACCGCGCACCCGTGAGTCTCCGGCGGCATCCTTGACTGTCAGCGTCCGCGTCTCCTTATTGTAAAGCTGTAATAACGCGTCCGCCTTTGCCTGCCCGTTTTCTCCCTTTTGTAGCGCATCAAAATACTGTAAAATCCCCCACCTGTTGATATTGGATGAATCCTGTGCGATATAAACCTCCCGCTTCCCGGCATCCTCATTGTCATAAACCAGTTTGATCCGGTTATAGGTATTTTCATCGATGGAAGACTCATAGTCATAATTCTGGCCAGTTTCCGCATCGATCATGATCGGCACATACATATCACCGAGGAAAGACAAATTCAGCTTTCCAAAATCGTCATGCAGGATGTACAAGTCCCCCGTATTCTGCAACGTCTGATCCAGGGCATTACTGATCATATCAAGCAGCGACACATTATCTTCCACCCGCGACGCGATCACCCACACCGTATTGGCAAGTGTACCGATGTTAAATCCATACTTCTCACCGATCAGCGCCACCACACCATCCGCCGTCTTATTCTCATATACGAGCGTATCCTTATTCTTCAGATACCGGATCTGGTCATATGCCGTAATCGTCACAATGTTACTGCGATCGCGTTTCATGCGAAAAATGAATCCATAGAACACTTCTTTTCCATCTGCATCCTTGAACCGAACCGGATCACCATTTCCAATATTGATTCCAGTGTCCACAAAGCTGAATTCGAGCACTCCGGGGCTGATCTGCCGCTCCGTCGTAACCTTCACTTCTTCTTTCACAGGCGGCATATACGCCGTGCTATCATGCTGTATCAATAACTCGTACATATGTCCCTCCTACGCCGCCGGAATGGCAAGTACCTGCCCCGGATAGATCAGATTCGGATTCCCGCCGATCACCGACTTATTGGCATTGTAAATCGTTCCCCACTTGCTTCCGTTCCCATAATACTGCTTTGCAATCTTCCACAGGCAATCCCCCTTTTTCACCGTGTAAGACCCGCCGGACGGCGCGTTGGATGATGCCGCTCTTGCTGCCTGCATTGCAGCTCTCGGCTTCGGAAGCGAAATGTCAATCGTACACGCCTTGGTTGTGAATTCCCGGTACTGCCGGAGCTTTACTTTTACCGTTACATCCAGCCCTTCCCCCGCGTCCTCCACGATGTCGTAGCTTTCAATCGATACCTTCATGCTGGTATCAAACAAACGCTGATTCGTTCCATCCGTTCGCGTGACCACATACTGAAATGCACTCTTGGCGCTCATCAACGCTTCCAGCTTGTCCAGATAGTATTTTGCCGGACGGAATCCGCTCGGGTATACCGCAAACGGGTACTGCACCGCCGGAAGCAGCAGCTCAAAATCCACGTCCGTCAGCCCGGGGCTTTTTAAAATATTGGCTTCCCCCTCATTGATCAGTGTGACCGTTTCATTTTTGCCGTTGATTTTCATGGTGATCTTGGACGGCGTAACGGGAAATAAAATGCCATCCATATACAATCTGTATGCCACGGTCATTCCTCCTTTCCTAAAATTGGGTATAAAAATCCCCGCCTACGTTATGTAAGCGGGGATTCTCTTCTCTTTTCTATCTTAGTTCAAAATATGATATCTGATTAAACAAATCATAATCGCTATACTTCAATGTACAATCCTGTGCCGTTAAATCATCCGGTATTTCAAACAACAAATTTCCCGTGATGTCTAAATTCGGGTTTATCGTATCTACCGTAATAAATTTATCATCAGTGGCCGTCACAATCGTAGCAACATATTCCGCACCATCGGGTCCTACCAATTTAAAATAATTAAGCAATAAACTCTGGCTGCTCTTGGAATTATTGGAAATTGTTACATTTATTATCGCATACTTTCCGCTATCTGGTTTATATTCCAGCATTCCATTCGCCGCCGACACACTATCTGCCTCAGTTATTTCATTAACCTTAAGGACAATATTTTCGGCGATCTCACCCTCTTCTCCAAATGCAATCGCCTTCCCAGATTGTTGAGATTCTTCTGTTCCTGCTGTCTCCTGAGATTTCTGTTGATTTTCTGTAGTTGTGTCGGAAGTCTTTTTAGAAGCCGAGGCTCCTATAATTCCGCAAATAACAATAAAAACAATAAATACCACCACAGTAATCAAACATCCATGTCCTTTTTTCTTTGGCTTTACCTGGGACGCACTCTGTTGTTGGTTCAAAGGCATTCCCGCTGTCCCAGCTCTGTGCATTTCCGCATTCATCTCCTGCGTTCCATGCAAAGGGCATCCACAATTAGGGCAACTTTGTGCCTTATCGCTAACCTCTTTCCCGCATTCCGGGCAACTAATCAAACTCATAACTTTATCCTCCCTCCTGTTTATGAGTTCGATTATACTATACTGCCCGATATTTGTCATTATATTTCTCTAAACTCCTTCCTTTACCGCTTCCATCGCCTCCAATACTCGCGTGGTCAATCCGTCCACAATGCCGTCCAGATCATTGGTATTATGCACAGTATTGCTCATCCCGGACATATCCACCTTGATCTCCGCCGTCGTAAAGCGATTGATTGCCTCCTGCTCCGCAATATCACGCAGATACTTAAGGTCCTCTTCTGAAACATCCAGCGAATCCGAGATGCTCGATGTATCACCTGCTATGTTGGCGACATTCGCAGCCATATCAGATGCGGCTCCATAGCTACCTAACGCTCCGGTGTCTCCGCTGTTTCCAAGATCCTTAATACCACCAAAGAAGTCGGAAATCTTGTTCTCTACGCCCTGCCCGAAATCATATCCCTTGTTATAGGCATCACTGTAACTTGCACGATAAGCGATTGTGGGCGCTTCCCTGTCAAGCGTGATTGCATTTTCATTTTTCCCCCACGCAAGCACATTGTTCTGTAACGCATTAAGACCCGCTGTCCAATCTGTTCCGAAAATCGCATCAATAATCTTGGTGACAACCTCGCCAAGCGATAAAAACCATGAAATAATATTTCCGATCAGATTTGCAACCGCTCCGCCAAGGCTGTCAAATCCTCCATTTGTAACATTGAGCACCCATTCAACAATACCTAAAAACGGTTCGACAAAAATACTCCATATGAGCTGTATCAGCCCATTTAATAGCCCTACTCCTGTATTCACAATAAATGCTCCTGCAACGGCAACAGCTCCACAGATATAACCAGTAGCCGATACCGCCTCATCCCTTGTCTTATTTATATGTGCTACAACGGCATATAAAAGAGCGATCAATGCGATAATAACCACTATGATCCATGTCACAGGACACGCCAATAATGCTGTGTTAAATCCCGCCTGTGCTACAGTTGCCTGTGCTGTCGCTACAGCCAAAGCATATTCTGTAGAAGTTGCCAACAATTGTGCGTTTACATTCGCCAACAATGCGGTCGCCGTCTTATACGCTTGTATTTCCGCCACCAACTCAATAGCATTAGATATAGCTTGCATCACGGCATGCGCGGCGAGCACACTCGTATATGTCGTTACCAATGCTATAATTCCCAATAAAACAGGCTGTAAAACACTCCAATTCGCAGATAACCATGAAATTCCGGAATTCAATTCTTCCACCAACAACGTCAATACCGGAATTACTTGAGAAGCCACCATTCCAGTAAACTCCGTCCAATTTTCTCCTAACAGCCTAATCTGATTCGCGTATGAACTAGAAGTTCTCGCAAAATCACCTTGGGCATCCGCTGTTGCCTGCAATAGATAACTATATCGCAATGCCGTCTGCTCTGCTTGTGACATTTCTGAATAAGATTCTGTTATCCCCTGTGTCATTGCATACGCTTCCAAATTTACAACAGACATATTGATACCTAACTGTTTCAATGGCTCCGTCTCTCCACTGATTCCAGAACGTATTTTTTCAAACGCCACATCTGTGTCCAGATTATAAAACGATGCCATATCCGCTGCGAGTGCAGTTAAATTCATTGACATATCTACCACTGCGTTCCCAGCAAGACCAGACGATTTTAACATAGCCCCCATTGTTCCAGTATATTGTTTCGCTGTTACTTCATTTATTCCATAAACTTTCAATGCAGCTTGCGACCATTCGTTAATTTGCTGTGTGGCATTTCCAAACGTAACATCTACAACATTCTGCACTTCTGCCAAATCAGACGCATAATCTATAGCCTGCTTCATAGTTCCAGATACAGCTTGAAAAGACACATATGCACCAACTACCTGAGTTATTTTTCCAAGCCAATTATTTACCTGAGTTGTTCCAGCATATACTGCCTGGTTATATTCTTCCTGCGCTTGTTCAGCTTTATTTGTTCCACTCACTACATCCTGTAAACCCACCATACTATCTGCAAGCAGCTGTCGCGCCTCTTCCATCGACGATGTATCAATCGCGGTGCTGGACGCATATTCCAGCGCTTCAAAGTTGCTTATCACCATATTCACCGCCGTGCAGATATTGTAGAGCGGCGCAGACATACGGTCCGACAACTCTATCGCAGTCTGAATACTTGACATCCTCTCACCTCCTACTTCTGGATTTCTTTTGCCTTGCGCTTTTCTTCCTCGACCCGAAGATCAATGGACGCAATCACAAAAGCTTTCTCATTCCGATCCAATTCAGAAAAGAATGACGGCAGCCAGCGAAACTTCTGCAAGCAATAATGCGCATATGCCGCTTCACCGTCGCCGCCATTGATTAGTTTTTTGCCTCGTCAACCTTCTCCTGCAACGTCTCATCGATGCCGCTGTATTCCTGCACGAATGTGGCAAGTTCACCGAACTCTTCCGGGTTGTCGACCATTTCCACAATCAATGCCTCTGCGCTCATAACGCCATAGGAATCCTGCAGTTCTGCATTGTGCAGATCCGGCTCCACAACCGCGGCGCAAATCATTTTGCGCAGAAGCTCATCCGTATTAACCTTCTGTCGGTACAGTCCAGGCTTGCCGGTAACCGGCACTTCAATCGTACATTCATCCCGGATTGCCGCAGATTCTTTTGTGGACAGAGGTCTGATCGTCCAGAGTAACGGATCACCGTTCTCATCACACAGTGACTTTGTGGCAGCAAACTGCGTTGTCTTTTTGGCTTTCTTATTCTGTTTCAAAAATGCTTTTAAATTTCCCATATGTTTTTTCTCCTCAATCTCTTAATTGGCGGCAGTCTCCCGCCGCCGTTGACTTGTTACAGGTAGGACGGCTCCTTGTAGGATTCCCGGCTGGGATAATCCGCAGCATAGAAATTGATCTCCTGCTCGACAAATCCACCCTCGGCATCAAACATTGACAGCAGCACATCTCCGTCGATCACGCAGTTGTGATAAACCTTTGTACTGCGCCCCATGCAGGTAGCCGCATCATTGTTTGTTGTCTGCAATTCAAACACCGGCAGATGACCGGTATTTTTGTACTCTGTTACGATCCGGTCAAACATCTCCGAGCATTTGTAGACCGTCATTTTTGCCTGCACGACCATTCCGGTCGGCTTCCTGCCGGAAATGATCTTTCCCAGCACCGGAATCTCCTTGGTGCTGATGTTTGCCTTGCCCTCAAAATTCTTTGCGTTCAGCAGATTATACCGCTGTTCGCCAACCGTGACAAAAGCTTCCGCCTCTTTTGCAGACGGCACATCCTGTTCATTCATATAAGCGTTAAACATCTCTTTACCTCCTACTCAATCACGACCGTCATATACAACTGTGACATTGCATTGACGATCGTCACCTTATCTTCCACATATACGCCGCGCTTCTCGCTTCCGGCGGAGACCACAACATCATCCTCCGAAAAATTCTCGATTGCTCCAAGCTGCTCTAACTGCTTATGATGCGATGCAATATCGTTCCATAAGCTGACACGACCAGATTCATTGTTCTGAACCTTGCCGTGATACTTCGTGTTGAACAGCGATGCGATATCCATCGCGATCTGATCCAGCACACGGATCGTCTGGTTGCTCTGGAAGAGTTCGTTTTTATCCTCCGTAAGTGTCACAAGAGAATTGATGTCCTCTAAGACACGCACTTCCGTTCCCACGCTGTGCAAGACGAATTCACCGGCTTTCACAGCATTCTCAAGCTGTGTCTGCGTATAGGCGGTGTCAATCTCAAGCTCCCCGTCATAGATCGCGTTGGTACAGGTTGCATTAACCCCGCACGCCGCCTCCAGACCCACAACCCACGGAATCACATCCGGGCTGTTCTTCACATTGATGACGCCCTCATAATCCGCCGCGCAGTTATACAGGACTGCCTGGAATTTCGCCCCGACCTTGTCCCTCATACGCTTTGCAAATGCGGCGTACAGTTTCGCCGTGGTAGCATCACTCACACTCGCGCCGATCGTATTCACGGTATATGATTCCAAGAGATCCAGGTATTTCTGGTGTCCATCACCATTGACCGTTCCATTCGTACCGCCTGCCAGCGGAACGCCTGCCGTTGCGTCAAGTGCGGTTTCTTTCCATGTAACCCAGGCATTTTCTTTCAGATCAGCCGCGGATGCTACCGTCTGGGAATCCACAAGCTGCGCATCCAGATACAGCTTCACGTCAAAGCCATCTCCGTCCACATTCGCCGCAATAGCAACCTTCAGATCATTGCCACGGATTCCGCAGCACTTCGCTGTCGCATAGGTATTTTCCGCCTTTGCACCGCCCGATGTCAGCTTATAGATATAAGCCTTTGTCGCATGCGCAAACAGTTCGCGCAACGGCTGCATCTTATCATCTGTATAAGCATAACCGAACAGCGTAAGCGAATTCTTAATGAAATCTTCCTGCGCCACCTCCATCATCACGTTATCCGCACCCCAGTCAAGTTCAAGAGGCATGGATGCCACGCCACGCTCTGACAGATTCGTGGTCACGCGCGCCGCCGAAATAAAATTGATATAAGCACCACCCAAAACCTTATTCTGGGTTGTCCACTGTCCACCTCCGTACATTATCGCACCGCTCCTTTCATGTATTTTTCCATTTTCTTATCCACTTCCTCAAGCGTATAAGATTTTCCCGGTTCCAGTAATGCTGACAGGAGATCCACCCTGCCCGCATATTTTTTGGAACCAATGATCTGCTCTTTGGTATAAGTAACTTTATTAACTGCTTCTGCCACTGTTTACCTCTCCTTTCACTTCGCATTCTTCCATATACGCATCTTTCTGGCTCTGCCCCAGGAATAACGTATATTCTGCCGTTGCCGACATCACATCGTCCGATATGTCCTTACATTCGATCGTACCGCGCACCATTTTACCTTCTACCTCTATAAGGTCCAGACACTCGCTCAACCGTTCGTAAACGGTATTGATCTCTTTCTTTGGCTCGTCGCTTTCCGGAAAATACTGCACGATAAAAAGCAATGTTGCTTTTCTGCGGCCGGTAAGCCCTCGCGGCACATCCGGATTGATGCAGCGCACAAAAAATGCAGGCTCTTCCATGTCCTGCATTGATGCTTCTGTATGGATTTCATAGTCATCGCCAAATGCGGCATATAAGGCATCTGTGATGCCCTTTAAAACTTCGTTGATCATGCAAACACCTCGTTCAACCACTTATTGAGCTTTTTCCGAAGAACCCCTGGTGCAGCATCGCGGATTTCTTTCTCGGACATGGTAAGCATGTAGTGTCCAGGCACCCAGCCCTTATGATTTGCTTTCCTATGCCCAAACTCAATATAGCTGGCATACTCTACGCTGTTTCGTACCTCAATCACATAAGTATCACCGAAATGATTTACTTTTAAAGTGTCCACGAACTGCACTGCACTTTTTGAATCCAATCCTTCCGCACCACTTCCTTCTGCCTGCGTAGTCCACCCTCGCCTAAGCGTTCCGCCTGTCTTTCCAGAAACTTTATTTCCCATATGAGTAAAGTTCATATCCTTTCCTTTACACTCATATGCTTCTCCAGAATAATCCCCTACCGGAGTACGCTTAATAACCTTTGCCAGCAATCGTGCTGCCAGCTCCTTGGCGCAGGCTTCCATGAACGCTCTCTGCTGTTCCTCATCGGCAGCTTTCTGAACTCTATCCCGGAACTCCTCCAATTGTTTCAGATCAACCGTTGTATTTCCCATCAAGCCCACTCCTTAAATAAATCCAGCATAATTTCCTGATGCGTCGGGTGCATCCCCGGAACGCCGCTCCTGGTGTACTCCGTGGAATTGCCACAGTGTGTCACGATGATCTTGGAGCCGCTCTTGATTCCCACCTCCGGCGCAACAAACAGCTTTACCGCCTGCGCTACCGGAGATGCCGCATCGGTCTTTTCTGCCTGTGTGATCGTCTCAAACGACAGCTTGCACGGCTGATTTTCCAAGACCACGGTGTCCGTGTATGTCACAACGCCCTTTTCCTTGGTCTTACGGTGTTCCACAACCGTGCAGGTATCTTCATACATGGCTTCAATTGCCATTCTGACCATATCCATCAAAACACCACCTTCCGGTAACGGTTCAGCACCGGCTTGTAATTCTTCATAAGGCTTTCCGAGAACTCCGCCGCGGAAGTCTTAAAAGATGTTGTTGTATCGCCGATCTGCACCGAAGAAACCGTCTGTGGTATATCGGCACTCCCCATATGCTCATTCCGGTAAATATCCATCGCCATGCGCAGTACCGTGGTTTCCAGCCCTGCCGGAATCTCGTCGATATGGCAGTAGTTTCTTACCGTATCCTCTGCATTTTCAAGCGCAAACTCCAAGTGGACTTTCACTGTCTCATCCGGGTCGCTTATCCCGAGAAGCGCCGACAGCCTTTCGACTGTCAGCTTGCTTTCCTCTGCCATACCGCGCCTCCTAACCGATCTTATGCTTGATTGCTACAATTCTAAGCTGCTTCGGCTCATATACCGGTTTCCAGTTCTCCGCCATTGCAAGCTCTGTACGAAGCGGTGTCTCCACATGCTCACGCTTTGCTCCGGTGTACGCAATTCCTCTCGGATGCAGGATGAACGCCTTACGGTTGATAAGATAATCAATACCACCACCGGTCTGCTTGTCACGATCAACCTCCGTAGCAACAAATCCTACTGGAGAACCATTGCCGTAAGCTACCGCACCATTGCCAAACAGGTATGTCGTATACACGCCACCGGAAGTTACCGGGCAGCCATCATCCACGGTCACGCGTCTACCCTGATAGGTGTCAAACTCAACATCCGTAGAATCACGCTCTGTCTCGATCAGATTCAGCTTTTTCAGAAAAGACTTTGTCGCCGAGTGCATCGCTACGCCGGATAACTGCGCCTGCGCGTCGCCGAGCAGCTGGCATGCGTCAATAAACGCAGATGCGCTGATCTGCTTTGCCGCATCCGTTTTTCCGGTGGTAAGGTCAAGAATATGATCTGCCATTCTGGTTTCCGCCGCCGGTGTTCCCTCTGCCCCCGCAGTAGTAGTGCCGAACACTCCGGCAAGAATTGAGATAAGCTCCTTCTGCATATCTCTTGCCCAGTAGGATGCCACCAGATCACCGATAGCTTTCATCGGATCAGCTCCGGCCAGCGCCGCGGAAAGATTACTTGCTCCCCACATATTCTGTCTGTAGATTGTGGTGGATACATCCTTGTTGGAACCGATCTTCTTTGCGGTCATCTTCACATCCTCAAGGATTGCCTCGGATTCTCCCTGTAAATCCTCGAAGAACGGCATATTGTGTGTTCTGGCTGCCTCGCTTGCCAGTGCGTCAAATTCCGGGCTGTTTACCACGATTCCGCTCTGGAAGAACGCGGACAGCTCCATCGTTCTGTTGATTACATACCGGTTAAAAAGCTCCGGTACAATTACGTCTGCAATCTTTGTAATTGCCATAAATAGTTACCTCTCTTTCTTACAGTGTTACTCCGGCCGCTGCGGCAAGTTCTTTTGCCTGCGCCGGGTTTTCTTTTAACATACGTCCCTGTTCGGTCAGATTAAAAGTGTCTTTTGCGAATGGATTCGTCACACCGCCTGCGCCCCCATCTTTGGGGTTGTACGGTGGTTTCTGCTGTTCCTGCTTAAACAGGTGAGCCATAGCCGCATCATCTTTGTATGGCTTCACAACCTCTTCCACGCCAATCGGCTTTCCTTCCTTGTCAAAGTTGAACTTCTCAAGGCCGCCGGCTTTGTAGATCAGATAATCCGGATCAAGTACGCCCTGCTTTGTGAGGGAATCTTTCAGCGCATAGGTCTTTGCAATCTCCTCGCTTGCAGTCTGCTGTTTTTTGAGTTCTCCCTGCAGATTGGCAATAGTGGTCTGTAACGTCTCGTTATCGGCATTGTTCTTCTTTAAATCTCCGATAGTTGTGTTGAGCGTCTCAATCTGACCGGCAAGATTCTCTTTTTCTGCCACGGCGGTATCATACTTGCCTTTGTCAACATACTGACCAGATCCAAGGTCTGCAAGCTTTACCTGCTTATCCTTATTCTCCGGCTTTCCATTATAGGCATTGACGGTATCTGACACCTGCTTATAGAGATCCTCGCCTAAAATGTCTTTTAAAAATTCCATAGTTTCCTTTCCTGCACCGTTTTTAAGCGTGGTGTCTCCACAAGCAGTATGCAGTTTTGATGCCATGCATAAGGGCAAATTGCCGCAGTTTAAACGTCATAAGGCTTTCGGACAATATAAAAACAGGACTGCCGGAGGAACCTACTTGGCGTCACCTCTGCACCGTTCGGTTCATAAATTTCCGGTTGTCCTGTTATTACTAATTTGGGGTATAAAAATACCACCTAACCATTATCGGCTGGTGGTATATCTTGTTTCTTTTTAAACCCTATATTATCTCTGCATATCTCTCCATCTATTTTCTTTGTATGTAATACCTCAGTTGGAATACCATCTGGATATGCGTCGCAGCGCATACCCGGCATGCAATTTGAACATGATAAACAGTATGGAATTCTAAGCATTACCGTTTCCACCTTTCTATATATCGATCGACATATTCTTTTGCTTTTTCTGGAACATCTTCGCCATTTTTTATCTTAACATATGCTTCCGCAAGCGTTTCAAATCCATTCTGCACCTCATCCGAATAACCAGAAACTCCAGGTACATATAAGTCTTTTACCTCTTCAAAAAATGCGTTGAAATCCTCTACACTTTCAATATCTTGCCCCGTCAATATGTGCACTATCTCATGTTCAATATAATCTTCAATACGCTTTTCCGCAAAATACTTATACTCATACCCTGCCTTTATAATAGCATCAAATCCAGAAAAATCATATCTCGAATTAACCACCAATTTCGCCATATGTTTCCCATTTTCCTCATAATACTGGCAAAAGAATGGAACATCAGGCTTCTTTGCTCCCCAATTTTCAACCGTGACATTTTGAAAATTTACAATGTACTCCTTTTTCATTTTTTCATACACACGTTCTATAGCATCTGCATAATCTGGTGTCATTCCAGAAATATTCATAATGTCACTCGGAATCTTTATGTCGGCAGTTTTCCAATCAGTGTAAACAAAATTTTTCTTCCACTCCTCATACGTCATGTTCTCCGGCACATAATACTTCTTGCCATCTGCCCCGCGCGCAACTCTTTCCCCCGTGGTAAATTCATCATTGAAGTACGGACAGGTACACCCCCTGCAATTTGGATGAAACGGCGGCACGGTAACACCAATCTTATAGTCTTTCATCGGAAAGTGCTTCCCGTCCATCTCCCCGCAGGTGGGGCAAGTGTGGCTGTCCAATGTCTCTACCACCTCGAACTCCTCCACCCCAAGGTCAGAAAAGCACGTTTCCTGTGCCTTAGCAGAAAAAGCGGCTGATTCCGTCTGAACAATTCGCGCCGCCTGTGACCTGCTCACTTTCATGTTCTGGGATATTTCCCGTATAGCTCTATCCGGCGATTCTCCGGTGATGCACATCCGCGTTAAGGAATCGTGCATATTGTTAATCAGCTTCGTTTTATCCGTCCAAATGCGGTCCGAGAAGTTGCGTCCATCCACCGCCCAGGGCTTATGTATGATGTCATTAACCTTTTCCGGATTAAAGCTCTGCATCTGCCAACCAACACCGATACCTCGCTGCACTTCGTATGCGGTATGGTAATATCCGGATGTATACAGATTTGTGATATGTTCATCGATGGAATCATAATAATTTCCGTACAGCTTTTCAATTTCCTGCTGTGTCTGCACCTTGAGAGCTTCCAATCTGCTGATATGCACCTTTGCGGATGCGTTCTCAAGCTGTTTTGCCCACTGCTGATTTATGCCATTCTCTCGCCCGTATTTAATATAATCCTGCACATCCCACCGGAACTCTTCCAGTTCGTCACTGTTAAGCAAACGTCTGGCTTCCACCATTGAAATGCCGTTGTTGGCAGCAAAACGCTGATACCAGGCATTTATCTTCCCGTCAAGCGCCTGCTCTGCCCGCCGGAACTCCTGCTCAATCTCCTGCACGGTCTGAACGGACGTATCATGCTGTGATTCTTCCAACTGCCGGAAGCGCTCCTGCCAGTATTCACTTGTCCGTTCTCCCATGCAATCACCTCATTTCACTGCTCGGCATCTGCTTTCTCATTGCTATCTGTTTCAGTGCTATTTTTAGATGCATCAAAAGCACCGGCGTAAGCATCTGCCTTCTCCTGTGCTTCCTGTGCCTCTTTCTCCAACTGCTTCAATTCAGCGTCTACATCCTCGACAAGCGGATGCGCTTTAAGAATCGTCTTTTTACTGACAATCCCAACCGAATCCTTGCAAATTTGTGCCTGCTCCGTGTCATTTTTTACACAAGTGCGGGTCCATGTCTGGATAATTTTCTTGCAATCAATTCCCTCATGGCGGCATATCGCTCTTACCAGACGGGCGAACCCAAGCTGGAACTCCGTCTCCGTCAGCCCGGCTTTCATTTCAAGCAGCGAGTACATGAATTTAAGCGCTTCTCCACTCTGATTTCCAAAGTTCTCCGGCTGCGGATCAAATCCCTGCCCCTGTTCAAAAATAGCCTTTCTGGTGGCTTCTAACACGCTGTTGCGGGCTTCAATCGGAATCTCAATGTTGAGTGTACTCACCCCCGGGTTGCTGCCCTCATCACCGTCCACCTTAATGGTCTTGTATTTTTTTAGATCTGCCAGAAACGTATTGAGGTCCGTGCCGCCATACCCGGACAGGACAATTATCAATTCCTGAATATCATCCAAATCATTGATAAAACCGCTGTAGACCTTGTCGTATACGTCTATCAGCGGCTTAATGTTTTTCAGATCATTCGTATTCGTGTTGTTGTTCGGGAATGGAACAAACGGCACCTCTCCGAATTCATGCCGATATTCTGCGGTAAAATCGCCAGTATCCGGCGCCATGAAAGTGTTGTAGTAGAACAGCCCATCATCCAAGGTATCTCCGCTCTTCCGTCGGAATGACCAACAGCTTTCCTTATCCCAATATTCATAGATTGCATAGGTATCTCCTGTCTCTTCGTCGATTTCATCGTACATACGAAGAACACCAAGCAGTGTCTTTTTCAGATTGTGAGATTCGATCGGGATAATCTGCTTGCTGTCAACTACCGCCCACTGGAATGTTCCATATTCATCCTCCCAGTAATGAATCCATCCCACCGACGCATTGGCAGCATTGACGCACAGCTCCATGCAGTTTTTCCGGTATTCATCACCGAGTACTTCTGTCACGACTTCATTTCCATGCTCATTCCCAATATCAAAAAGCGGCGGTGCCGTGAACATATAAGCGGCTTTCTGGTTTACGATGAGTCCGTGAAAGTTCCGGGGAATCCGGTTATCTGCATTACGCAGAGGGTTATCAGAATCCTCTTTCTTTTTCTCGTCTTCGGACTTGACTTTCACCAGAATATCCGTTTCATTCCGGTAGTACCGCTCCGCCTGCATCGCCCGCAAGGAAAATCGTGTATGCCCCGGTTCGTATTTTCTTATGAGTTTTTTCATTACCTCAAGTTCCATGTTCTCACCTCTATTTTAAAATGCTGATGCCGCCCGGCTTGCGAATAATCGTATAACAGAAATACCGAAGAGCATCCATCGCATGATCGTGCAGCTTTACCGGTTTATCCTCGCCACGCTCAGATGCTTTCTGATCCCAGATATACGACCCAAACTCTTTGATTATATTCGGACACTGGTCACTGATGGCGATTTTCCCCTGATTCAGCAACGATGCCACAAACCGGATTCCATCCAACACATCATTTTTTGCTTTCTTGATCGCATAGCCGCGCTTTTTCAATTCCGCAATGAAGGACGCTGCCGATGGATCTATAATGATCTTCACCGGCTTTATACCACCAAGCCACTGCTCCAGATCATCCGCATACTCACTATCCGTTTTCTGTCTTTCCTCATCTCGGCCGGAATAATAATACTCGCGGCAGCACACCCACCGTCCAGATCGTTCTTTACACCACAGCAGGAATACCGTGGCATTTTGTGTACCATAATCGCAGGATACATAGTAATTTTCGTTGACCAGACCAGACAGATTCGATATCACATGCTTGGCAGTGTCGAACATATCGTAGATAATGCCCTCTGCCATCGCCCACAAGCCACGGATATACCGCCGGTAGAATACACCTGTATACATACTGCGGTATCTTTCCTTGATTTTCTCCGACAGAGATAAATTATCATCCATCGTAAAATGCAGATATAAAATCTCTTTTAATCCCGGATCCCGGTTCTCTGCTGCAGCTTTTTCTCTTATCTCCTGTGTTTTCTTTTTCCCTAGATATCCAGTTGCTTTGTCAATCCATCCCGTCTTGAACCAATGATACGGTCCGTCCGGGTTACAGTTGAACCAATACTTCGATCCCTCAACAGAGCATCGTCCGGTTGCCTGGTTCACGAAGCTTTCCGGCATCAGCGCCACTTCATCAAAAAAGACCCCAGCCAAGGTAATACCCTGGATAAGGTCTTGTGAACGCTCATCTTTGCCGCCAAATATATAAAAGTAATTGGTCGTCTCTCCTCTTGTCACAACGACCAGATTGTCAGCTCTATGGTCTGCTACAGTATAGCCGCGGCTCCGTAACATCACTTCAAGCCAGAACAGTACGTTACGCCGGAAAGAGCCGATTGTCTTTCCGCACATACCAAAGTTCTGACCGTTAAATTGTGTCATCGCCCACATCACAAAGGACAACGACATACATACCGTTTTACCGGAACGGATTGCCCCATCGGCAATGATGCCATCCATATCCTTAACTGGTGATGTATCGCACCACCAATTTAATACCATGCGCTGTTTCTTAGAAAAGGGCTTGAATTTGAATGTCTGCTTAATTTTCTTCATCCATCCAATCCTCCGCGGCACTTCCCTGCAGCGCTTCTAAGAATCCGTCATCCGCAGTCTCTTCCTCATCATCGGTCTGCACCTTAGCTTTTAGCAGTGCTGTTTCAGCACTCTGTTTTTCAAGTGTTGCCGGTATCATATAAATTTCCTTAAGATTCTTTAACGCTCCGGTCACTTGGGATAACCCCAATCTATCAATGGGGCCGCTTGCAATGTTGATGTGCTCCGTCTCATCTATGATTTCCTTGGTAGGCTTCCCGATGGCTGTATTATCTTTATATTCAACCGTCTTGACCTTTTTCTTGTCTCGCACAACATACTGTTCCAGTTCGCCTAGTGCCTGTTCTGCTTTCTCTGCCGCCTTATCTGCAATGGATAAAAGGCGTACTATCCTGTCTGCATCCGCATCAGAAGATTTTTCTATCAGCTTTTGGTTTGTCTTTAGTTTGTATTCAGCTCTTTTATCTGACCACTTTCCTGTTGCCGACTGGTCTTTGATGGTTTGAATCGGAATCGAATACTTCCTTGCCAAATCCTCTAAACTGCAAGGCTTTCTGCTTATGTCAGTCACATATTCATGTTCTATCTCTACCCACGATGCATCATTAGTTTGTGTTGCAATCTTTTTCGCAACGTTGCGTTCCTTTTTTTCTTTCTTTTGCAACGTTGCATTACCACCATCATCCCACTTATACCGATTCTTCCAGCTCCGCACAGTTCCCTCAGCTATCCCGAGCTGGTTTGCAATCTCTATCAGCTTAAGCCCTTGCTTATACATTTCAAAGGCTTTGTCCGCTCTCGCATCTTTTGCCTTTGGCAAGGACCATCACCTACCTTTTCTTTACATACAAGAAAGCACCCGTCATTAAACGGGCGCCTTCTCTGGGTTGGGGGAGTTGCAAAAAGCAAATGGCTCTTGGCTCTTTTATTCACCTCTTGCAGTTTATACTATACATTGATTTTTCGTAACATGTGTAACATTCGTAACAAACTTTTACGCAGCATCCATAAATCTCTGAAACTCCATCTTAACACTTCCCTCGGTGCTTTTTCTCCCCATTCTTACAGCTACCTGTTCCCAGCTCATTCCCTCAAAGAACTTATACCGGATGATCCTCTGCATCCGTACCGGTATGCCATTCATCCACTGCTCCACCTGCAGTTTGATCTCTTCCGACTGGGCTTTTCTCTCTTCCAGCAGTTTTTCTTCTATACGCAACTGCGTATCATCCGTATATGTGAACGATGTTCCTTCAATCTTGAAATGTGTTTCTGCATACGGGAAATCATTCATCGAACCTTTTACACTTCCTGTCACAATCGTTTGCCGTTTACGCTGCAATCTCTTAATGTCCTGCTCCGTCTCCCGGATCATCTCGCACGCATCTACATACTGCTCTAATATTTTCTTATCTACTCCCACCGCATTCTCCTCTTTCTGGTATTATCTATTATCACTACAATGTTTCTGATAACATCATACAATAGGTTTGGGGTGGATTTGTGCCAAATTTAAGGCAAAAAATACCAACCATCGTAACGGTGGTTGGTAAAATCTTAGATTTTTTTCACTAATGTCTCAATAGCATCTTTGCATTTTTCTAAATACTCTCCGCTAATTTGTGTCTCCCTCCCAAAAATACTGTGTTTTCCTGTACTTACCATTGAAAATGGTTTTCCTTCAGCAAACGCAATGACTCCCGTTGTTTGAAAATCTCTAATATTAACAATTCCATCTTTAATATCAGAGAACGTAAAAATGTGTGGATTACTTTTCATAACATCACTAACATCATTGTCAATTGAAATCAATACTGAATGGTATGCCGAAGATATTCCCATATATTGTGTTAATCTATTTTTCACAATACAATGAATCAAAGGCATTTTTCTTCCAGCATCATATAGCTTTGTCGCAAATGAATATTCACTATATATGCTTGATGGTGTTCTTATCCCGTATACTAGCGAAAATGCATTTTGCAACGCCCTTCTTGATGAATCATCTGCCATAACTGGAAGAATCAACCTATCTGCACTAGATATTGCTATTTGCGTATATATCGAAAAACTTGGATTACAATCTATAAAAATAGTACTATATTTTCCACCCAAAATGTTAATAAAATCACTTATCCAATCAATAACTGCTATCCATGTATTGGTGCCCGGCAACTGTGTATTCGCCAGTGTCGCAATAGCATTAGTCTGTAATTCAATAATTGGATCTCCTGCTAATAGAAAAATATTATCGCCAATTGATGTATTATATTTTCTAGGCTTAACAATATAATCATCTGTGTTTATTGCTGGAAGAGTAAATGGTGACGGTAATCTATCTTGAAAGTACCCTCCAACAGACTTTCTTTTTTCGCCATATAAACTATTTAAATTGCTCGAACCATTGCCCACCAATCCGCCTAAAAATATTTCGGACAAATTAGCTTGTGGACACAAATCAATCACTAAAATATTCTCTTCTAAATGCTCTTCTGCATATCTCGTAATAGTTTGAAATGATAAGCTTGTTTTCCCTGTACCACCTTTATTGTTCCAAAATGCATATATCATTTTTCTTCCCCCCTCTTTTGTTATAAAAAAATTATATCACTACAATCGTCAATATGCAAACCTTTTACGTCTTCCCCCACTCAATCATATACTGCCCGTTCTTCCCCTCAACCAGATGCGCCATCCTCTGCCGTATAAGCCACTGTGCTGTTCCCTTCCTCCGGTAAAAGTTACTCTTGCTGATCGGAAGAATGCCGTAGTGAGCCTCCAGCATATCGTAGCTGGTACCGCGCACGATAGATTCCGTCAGCCGGTCAGCTATGAAACTGTCCACGCTCATGCAGATCTCGTATATTTCTTTTTCATCCAAGTACATTCCCCCTTTCAATTTTTGCGTAAAAAAATACCAACCATCGTATTTGACGGTTGGTGCATATTTATTTATTTTTTATTATTTTTGCCCATTTCTTAAAATATTCTATTATCATGCAAATAACCTTTACAATATTGTCTCCACATTCAAGACCACAAAAAATTGAAGTGAAAGCCGTTACAACACCTATCTCCGTTATCCCCTTTTTACATACATATCTCCACATATAAAATTCAAGCATCCCATAAAAAAATGCCTTCATTAACGCAAACGTAAACTCCGATATTTTGCAATTAAGTGCATATGTAATAATGCAGGTTACTATCAGAGGAACAGCTACAACCCATCCAATTTTCATAAAATCTATTCCAATCATTATCTCATCCATCGAAAACTTCCTCCTTTGTATTACTACCAAGAAGCATACCACCGCCATCTCTAATATTCAATTGTCAATGTACTACAAATTTATTTTGCAAAAATTTTCCGCCCCGCCGCATTACTGCTGGCGGAGCTATAGCTGTTTGATCGAGCTGTCCGGTCTGCTACTCTATAAATTCATATTGCGCCTTAGCATATAACCATGCTCCCCGTTTTGCGCATTTGTACATATTCGCATACTCCGGCTGAAAATCTTTCAACTCTGCATACCCGAAAAATTCAACACACTTCTTTCTATCCATTTCAAATTTCTTGATCTCATTTTCCTTTCCGATATGCTCGTACATACCTCCGTAGCGGAAATAAACATCTCCGTTCTCTAGTACCGCATAAAAATTTACAATCTCAAGACCATTGTACATATACCGATATGCCACAACTTCAGTTGCCCGAATATCTTTTCCGAGTACATGCTCATGTTCTGCAAGATATCGTTCCGCAACTCGCTTTGCTGCTTCCAGATCAGTAAATACAACCTTGTCAATCTGTGTATTCCATGCCATACCTTTATCGAGGTCATAGCCTCTATTATCTTCGCCGCAAACCCATGTTCTTCCCTCGGCGATACACTCTTCTACATCTCCACGAACAACCTTGTATACAGTCTGCCCTTCTGATAACAGGATGGGCGGCTCATTATCCACAACAACCGGAGCAATCAGATCCATCAGATCCTTTAGGCTCATCTGCCCCTCACACTCATAATTGCCTAAATCTTTCATTTCAAAGGACCCCGGCGCGCCTTTTATCCGGATAGGTCCCGGCTCCTTTCCCTACATAAATTCTTCCAGGCTCATCTGCCCGTCTACATTGGCAGCAGCTTCTTTCTCCTGCGCCATTCTTTTCTGCTTATACTCATTGTATTTCTTTCTGTACTCATAACTTTTTCCGAAGATATTCCATGCAGCTTTAACTACGTTCGGTTCATACGGACGGATCAGTTCCAGATCGTCAACCGCCTTGTACGATATAGGGCAACCGCAGCATCCTGTTCGGGTAAGTCCGTATACTTCATATGCATCTGAATACAGTATGTTGTAGTATTCCTTGTACCATTCTTTGTCCTTATCACTCACGTAATACAATGGTCTCAGACGATATTGACCGCTGGAAGTTTCTGTGAAGCATAAAGCTGTATTATCTTTCCTTGGTACGGATCTCATACCGCCCTCGTCCCTGCGCTCGCCGGTAATTACCATCTCGTAATCCTTTTGTATCTTATGTGCGACATTTTTCTTGCAGTGTACACAACAATCTGCGCTTATCGGGAAGTCCGGTGGATATTCTTCTATAAAATCCCGCATATACTTCGATGAATTGATAACCAGCTGAATATTTGGTCTTGGCTCTCCGTCAGAATTGCAACAACAGATGAAATTTATCGTTCCCTCACAATTCGGGTATCTCTGTCTCAACTCCTCTCTCTTTGCGGTCTTGTCCTCGGCCTGATCATATTCCTGTGCAATCGATAATGGAATTTTCTTCTTTTGCCATCCCGACAATCCGGCAGACATGATCTTGGACACAAACGGCACGCCATATTTTCTTGTCGCCTGCACAATATTCACTTTGGGTCTGCATTCTTCAATTTCCACACCGTATTTTTCTGCTGTATCCCTCACATGATCCTTTATAGCTTTCATTTCAAGTCCGGTATTGAAGAACGCATACTTGACTGGTGGCAAATCGAAAATCTTCCGTGTTCGCTCGATAAGGTCGATCATAATATCACTGTCAGAACCACCCGAATACGAACATATGGCGTTCGGATGCTCCCTCAATCTCTTTGCAATAATGCTCTGTATGGCATTAAATTTTGCAGGTGCATCAAAATCAGCATAATCTGGTCTGTCCGTATACACCCGGCTTCTAAATTCTTCTTTCATCATTTCTCGGAGTAAAGAGCTCTTTTACGCTGGCCAGCAAACCTCTCACTCCTTTCTGATTTATTTTTTCTTACCTCTCTTGGTCTTGAACTTATACACATCGTTTTTCTGCCGGCTTACCGCACTTCGGTAGCCGTTCAGCTTACTCGCTCTGCTCTTTCCCATGTGCATTTCTGGCATACCTGTTCCGGCATATCCATAATCAATACTGCTTTAGGCATCTTCATTCCTCCAAAACTTCAGTTTATTCAACCAACATAAATTACAATTGTTGAAACAAATTCGGTATTCTTGACTTTTTCATCAATCACCTTTTCGTAATCCTCATCTGATAAACTTTTATACTCTTCTTCGTCAGCGAGGTCATCCGAAAGTTTATCACGATATTCATCCTCGTCCATCCAGTGATCACCGTATAATGTGAGTGATTTGATTTCGCCGGAAGAGGCATACGCTTGTGTATATTTATGCTCTCCATCCCACGAATCCTCACCACAGAAAAAGATTACAGGTAAATCCGGATTTTCCAAAATAAGATTTCGCAATATAGTTGTGTCTTTTATACTACATTCATTTTTTAACATATTTATCCTCCTAATCTGCCATTACCGGCAAAGCAAACGCCCACAGGCACCATGCCGATCCTGTCATCTTGATTCCGGCGATAACCGCAATGCTAACGGCAATCCACTTCACCGCTTTTTCAAAGCTCGATTTTCTGTTCTTGCGCTTCTCCCGGCATATATCGTAGCTCGGGCACTCCATGCAGCAATATGTTTTTCCAAGTTTGCATTCTTTTTCGCAACTCATTATTTTCCCTCACTCTCCCTATACGGCTCTGGCAGTGGCATCCATGCGATAACTTCATCATCTACAAGATTGTTGTAGACTTCATCTGGATTAAAATGCCTGTTTTCCCACCATCCTTCCGGGACGATGTAACAATCATTCTCTTCGTCATACTCGCCGTCAATGTCTACCCAGTTCCAACAACTATCGCGTTCCGAAATGTTGCCATCTTCGTAAAGCGCTGTGGTGATAGTATCTACACACCTTCCACTCTTATATTTTCTTCTGGCAGTTATCAATACTTCTGTTTCCGGATCCGGCAACTTCTCGCTTACCGGAATCCACTGTCCAAACTCCGGACGCTTTGCCATGTTCTTCATACATTCAATCATGCTTCCGCTCCTTTTTGCACCGTAGCTGATACGATGTCTCCCGAAACCTTTTAATCGCATCTTCGCTCACATGCTTGCTCGGTCGCGTCATCCGCTCGCTGATCTCTGCTGCACGATTGCGGCGCTCCTTACTGTCTCTATGCATTTACCTCTCCCCCTCCCGATCGTAACGGGCACCACCTCGGCGACGTTTTAACCACCGCCAGAACCTCCCGCTCCGCTGTTTTGCAAATTCTCATGGGATCAAACCTCTCCCGCTGGATCTGACCGCAATGCTCACACTCCGCACAGATATGTACCGGCTCATAACCGTCATTTTCTGTGACGTACCGGAGACCATTTTTATTCACGTAATACACCAAGCCGCTGTATTCACACCCGCCGTTCAGCGCCGGGCGTATGATCTCATCGTAAATCTTACTGATCGTCTTGCCTGCTTCGAGCGCTGCCACAATATCCTCCCGGTACGGGTCATACATGCTCATTCTTTTTCTTCTCTCCATTGCCCTGGCCTCTCATAACTTTTTCAATCATCTCTTCCTGATTCCGCTCTGCAATATGATCCCGAACCGATTCCTCCGGGAATGCAATCTGATATGTCCGCTCCTTGATCCGGTTGGTGATCCGGTCATCGTACCGCAGGCTGTCCAATGATTCGTTGCTCGTAAAGATAGTCACTTTCTTGTTGATGTACCGCTCGTTGATAATCTGGTACATCTTGTCGTTGATCCACGCCGCCGGGGATTCCACGCCGAAATCATCGATAATCAGCACATCCACCGTGTTAAGCGCATCCAGTAACCGGCTCTCACTGTATTCGGCATCCCGCCGCCATGTATTCTTGATCTCCTGCAAGATGGTCAGCGATACCGCGAACTTGACTGCATAGCTTTTCATCAACTCATTTGCAATCCCGGCAGCAATCCGGGTCTTCCCGCTGCCCTTTGTGCGGGACCAGATAAATAGCCCCATTCCCTGCTCCCTCTGGGTTCCGAAATCTTCCATGTAAGCCTTTATGATCCGGCAGGCATCTGCCACCGTCTTTTTGCTGTCCGGCTGTCGGTACACATCCGTGCGGAAGGTTTTCAAATCCATCCCCCGGAACGCTTCCGGAATAT